CAGGACAGGTGCTAAGTTAGCAGGTCTGGCGATGGTGTCAACAATTAATTCAAACTATTTTACTGTTATTTTATACAGTGCTTTGCAAGCTGTGTTGCCTATAGATAGTAGTTCTAATAAGCTGTATAGGTACGCGCATAGACACACACACTTGTCAAGTCTTAATTGACTAATTAATCTATGCAATAATCAGTTACTAATTAATCTATGCAAGTATCGTGCCAACTTTATAGCTGCATAGCCTATGCAATAATCAGTTACTAATTAGTCTATGCAAGATTCATGCCAACTTAGGCGGGGTCGTCTGCGGAGACGGGGGTGTGTATTGGCTGTGCTGTAATTATAATGGTTGCCACCTAGACACAAAATAGAGCAAATAAGGCTTTTTAACTAATTAAAAGGCAACACAGCACTATCTAGCCTACCCTGTCCTATGTCGTTGTATTAATTAAGAAAACAATCGCGTCTGCGGAGACTTTGTAACAACACGAAATCCGCACCGATAATTAAACAGCCTTTAATGCAAATAATGCTTGACTTTTGCCTAGAAATGTGGTATAAATACTACCCAGTTAACAATGCTTCTATAGTATAATGTCTTTATACTCTTTATACTATATAGCCTACTGCCTCCAACCTTTAAACTTTTATATAATGTTCCCTACAAGGATAAAACAGTGAGTGATGATATAGAGAAAAAAGAAGTAGTTAAAACCAAAAGAGGTCGTCCTCGTAAGAACAAGGTTAATGCTTTAAAGAAAGGTAATAGGGGTAAGGTGGGTCGCCCTAAAGGTGACGCTTCAGCAATTGAGGAGTATAAAGCCAGAATGTTAGCTAGTCCTAAGAGTAGAGAGGTTATGGACTCTATATTTAAAGCTGCTCTTAACGATGACCATAAGAATCAATCTGCTGCTTGGAAGCTGATTGTTGATAGAATTATGCCGCTTAGTTACTTTGAGAAGGACAAGTTAAGCAATGGTAGAGCTGCTGTTAGCATCACTATCAATGGTATAGATTCAGATAACCCAATAACGATTGGAGAAACTATTGACGGAGAAGCAGAAGATGTTTAAGTATTTTACGTTAGAAGAGTTTGCCTGTAAGCACACAGGTAAGAATGAGATAGATGTTGACTTTGTACACTCTCTGGATGAGTTACGTTCTGTGTGTGGGTTCCCCTTCACTATAACGAGTGGTTATCGTGATATAACGCACCCCGCTGAAGCTCGTAAGAGTAAGGGTGGTGTTCATACAACAGGCATAGCTGCTGACATTGCGGTTAGTAATGGTATTGAGAGGGCAACGATTATACGCAACGCCATAGAGTTAGGTTTTAATGGTATCGGTGTTGCTAAAGGTTTTATACACGTAGATAAAAGGGACTTGCCACAAGTAGTCTGGACATACTAAATGTCTGCTACTCAAGACCTACAGATCAATCTACTGCCGTGGCAACAAAAGGTGTGGACAGATAAGTCTCGCTTTAAAGTAGTTGCTGCGGGGCGTAGAACTGGTAAAACTAGACTAGCTGCTTCATTGTTGCTAGTTAAGGCGTTATCGTCTAAGAACGGTAAAGTTTTTTACGTTGCGCCTACTCAGGGGCAGGCTAGAGACGTTATATGGGATATGTTGCTTGAGTTGGGACAGGGGGTTGTTGCACACAGCCACGTCAACAACCTAACTCTAAAGCTCATTAACGGTGCTACCATCTCGTTAAAAGGGAGCGACAGACCAGAAACAATGCGTGGTGTTAGTTTAAGCTATGTAGTGTTAGATGAATTTGCTGACTTTAAGCCAGAAGTGTGGGAACTGATCTTACGACCTGCTCTAGCTGACTTAAAAGGTAGTGCGTTGTTCATTGGTACGCCTATGGGCAGAAACCACTTCTATGACCTGTACTCAGAGGCATTAGCAGGTAAGCTAGAAGACTATAACGCATGGCACTTTACGAGCTATGACAACCCACTAATAGACCCTACAGAGATAGACAGTGCTAAAAGGACACTATCAAGCTACGCCTTTAGACAAGAGTTTATGGCTTCATTTGAAGCTAGAGGCTCTGAGATGTTTAAGGAAGATTGGGTTAAGTTTGATGAAGAAGAGCCTGCTGTAGGTGATTACTACATAGCCTGTGACTTAGCTGGCTTTGTAGAAGTGGGTAAGAAAAGCAATAAAAGACTTGACAACAGTTCTATAGCAGTGGTTAAAGTTAGTGAACACGGCTGGTGGGTTAAAGATATAATAATAGGTAGATGGACGCTTGACGAGACTGCTCAGCGCATCTTTGACGCTGTTAAAGAGCATCAACCCATAGCTGTAGGCATTGAGAAGGGTATTAGCAGACAGGCTGTAATGTCCCCTATCACTGACTTAATGGGTAGGTATAACAAATACTTTAGAGTTGAAGAGCTGAGTCACGGCAATACAAAGAAAACTGACAGGATAATGTGGGCTTTACAGGGACGGTTTGAGAAAGGTAGGATAACGCTTAACAAGGGGGAGTGGAATATACAGTTTATGGACGAGTTATTTCAGTTCCCTAACCACTTAGTACATGATGACACTGTAGACTCACTTGCCTATATTGACCAGTTAGCTAATGTAGCCTACGACTACGGATACGAGATGGACAACTACGAAGAAACACTAGACTCTTACACAGGATATTAAAATGGATGATTATAACGAAGACACAGTAGAGATGTTAGACGAGAGTTTAGAAGATTGGGTTATGTACAAAGTTAATAACTGGCGTGATTACTATGAAACTAATTATAACGCTAAGTTTGATGAATACTATCGTATGTGGCGTGGTATCTGGAACAGTGACGACAAGACACGAGAGAGTGAACGCAGTAAGATTGTATCCCCTGCCCTGCTACAGGCTGTAGAGAACAATGTAGCTGATATTGAAGAAGCTACGTTTGGCCGTGGTAAGTTCTTTGATATAGAAGATGATACCGGAGACACAAACAGAGGCGATGTGCGTTTCTTACGTGAAGCCTTATCTAATGAATTCACTAAGAATAAGATTAGAAAAGCTGTAGGGGAGTGTTTAATAAACGCTGCTGTCTACGGTACAGGTATTGGTGAGATTGTATTAGAGAAGAAAAAAGAGATGGTTCCAGCAACTGAGCCTGTGATGGAAGGGGCGATGACAGCTGTGGGCGTTAATATCCGAGATCGCACAGTGGTTAAGCTACGTCCTGTACAGCCTCAGAACTTCCTCATAGACCCTGTAGCAACAGACATTGAGAGTGCTGTAGGAGTGGCTATTGATGAGTTTGTGTCAACTCACTCTGTAGAGCAGCTACAAGAAGAGGGTGTATACAAAGAAGGTTATATAGGCAGAGCATCCTCTGATTTAGAAATAGAGCCTGACGTTGAGCTATACCAGCAGCCAGAAGACAAGGTTAGACTGACTAAGTATTATGGCTTAGTCCCTAGACAGCTATTAGAAAACGCCTTTGACAATGATGACGAAGAGGTTGTTAATTTTAATAGCGATGAGGACGATGAGGGTAGAGATTCTTACTATGTAGAAGCTATTATTGTTATTGCTAACGGTGGTAAGCTACTAAAGGCTGAAGCATCTCCTTACATGATGGAAGACCGTCCTGTTGTGGCATTCCCTTGGGATGTTGTACCTAATCGTTTCTGGGGCATGGGCGTGTGTGAGAAGGGCTTTAACAGCCAGAAGGCGCTCGATGCTGAGCTTCGCGCACGTATTGATGCTCTAGCACTAACAGTGCATCCAATGATGGCTATGGACGCTACAAGGATGCCTCGTGGGTCTAAGCCAGAAGTAAAGGCAGGTAAACTCCTATTAACTAATGGAAACCCCGCTGAAGTGCTACATCCCTTCAACTTTGGACAAGTTAGCCAGATTACCTTTGCCCAAGCAGACTCACTACAACGCATGGTACAGGCCGCTACGGGCAGTGTAGACACAGCCCAGCAGGCTATGAATGGTGGCGGTACAACGTCAGCAGGCAGCTCTATGAGCCTTGGAGGGGTAATTAAACGTCAAAAACGCACACTAGTTAACTTTCAAGAGTCATTTCTTATACCTTTTACCGAGAAGGCAGCTTGGCGTTAC